CAGTTCGACATAACGCCAGATGCGCAGGCACGGATGGACGCACTAGAAGAACGTATCAAGCGTGTCGAGAAGATCGTCCATTTGATGCTGAATCCAGAGGAGGCGTAGGCATGTACATCATAACGGCGAACGGTCGCAGCAACATCTATCATCTGGCAGTGCAGCACGGCAAAAGCGAAATCTATTCTGCAGCTTGCGGATACTATACCTATGTTGTGCCAGGTCAGACACGCATCATGGTAGTTGACAAGGTGTCAGACGACCGCCGCCGCTGCAAGCGCTGCGAGACACTCGCTGTCAAGGTGCAACCATGACGCCTATCACAATAGACTGGTTTATCCTGCGTGGCATCTGGTTCGCACTCGGCGGTTGCGTTGGCATCATGCTCGGCTTTCTTGCCGCATCGCTGCTGGCAGTGTCCGGCAGCATCAGCCAGTGGGAAGAAGCGGAACCAGTGCCGCAGGATGACAGTGCAGAGGTAGCAGCGCTCAAAGCGGAGTTAGCAGAGGAACGGGCAAACAGGGAATTTTACTATCAGATGGGGACAGAGCGCACCGTGTAACTGACGTGACAAGCCGCTGTAGTGCGCTGCGAACGCACCACAGCGGGATAACAGGCGCAATGGCTACTTGCGCCTGGGATAGCATAACACAAGCCGTAGCCGCATCGCTACGGCTTTTTTGTTTGTAACAGAGGTGACGGGTGAAGATCGTCCTACTGATAGCAGTACCGTCCATTGCGCTTTTCGTCTGGTCGCTGTCCAGGCTATCCATCGATGCGTTGGGGATGGCGCTTGGAATGATACTGGGCATTGTGGCCGGGCTACCGTCTGCCGTGCTTGTCATTACGGCAATACGCCATCCAGCGCCAGCGCAACCAGACTATATCGATGCACCGACCGTCTACGCCGACGAGGTGACGCCGTATACGCACCTGTTCCGCCGTGTGGCCAGATTGCCAGCTTTGCCGGACAGACAGACACAAATTTCAGAGATGCGTGCCGTGCTAGATTACATCGAAGCCAACGAGGTGCAACGTTGAAAAAACACAATGCCATGTTGACGGTGACAGAGCGTGGAAAGACTCGCTACGTGCCGAGAGACGATTACACGCCGTCTGCGCTGCCGATGCTTGGCGAGGTCTTGCCTCCTGCGAACACAGACAATGCTGCGCTTGTCCACGCCTGGCAGCAGCCCACTGAAGCGCTAGTAGAACAAACGAGCGCAACGGATAGAGCGCATGGCGTCGTGTTGCGCAGTATGCCGATGTTCGGTCTGGTGGCATTGTTGTCAGTTGCTGGCGCAATGGTGGCATACGGAGTGGCCGGGACAGTGCCATCGGTGTTGACGTTCCTGGTCGTCATGGCCGTTGTCGGCGGCGGGCTGTACTGGTTTGAGAGCCGCACGGAATATGCGCACAGTCGCAACGGCGTAGAGCGCCTGCGCATTATCGAATCTGCCGACATTGAACACGCACGCATGGAACATGAGTTCGGCCTGCGCCGGATGGCGTTGGAAGCGTACATCAAAATCATGGAGAGGAATCATGGCGAGTGAACTGGAAATGCTCGAATTGAAAGACTTCACTGGCAGCACGATGGAAGTCTTTGTATCCGGTACAAGTCTTGTGGATATTGAGATTTGCGGGTACGAGGGAGAACGCATTGTAGACGATGCCGTGTACACGCTCGATACTACCGACGCTGCACGCCTGATTGACTGGCTGAATGCTTGGCTAAAAATGCAGCAGGAGCCGGTAGCGCACCGATGCACTTGGCATCCATTGCATTTCGGCGGGATTGTTGTCGGTTGCACATCAATACCGTGGTCTGGTGATGTTCCGAAAGTTTGCCCGCACTGTCACAATCCAGTGGACATTGGCGAGTTAAGCTACTAAGCGAAGGGATGTGTTCAATGACGACTGAGACGATGGAACGTGCGCAGGCGATGCTTCAGCGCCTTGTGTTGGAGAATGCGCAACTCCGCAAAGAAAACCGCTATCTGCGCAAGCTCAAGGTGAACGCCGGGACTGGGCGCATCCTCAACAGGGCGATGGCCGACGCCACGGCGATGCTGGCGTGGAGATTCGCCGGATACTCTATCAGCCGGACAAAGGCGCATGACTTGGGTATCACTGAGCGCCGTTGGGAATGGGCCAGAGCGCTTATGATGGCCGCACGCATCCATGACGGACACGATGTAACGGAGCCTGATTTTGACTTTGCGCTAACGCAGTTGACGAAGGCTCATGACAGGATAGAGGCGCAAGGCGACATCGTTGCACTGGTAAACCGGCGACGTAACCGGCGACGCTAACGGCGACGCAACCGGGACACATGGCGACTGTTCCGGCGACGTTTGCAGCGCCGCTATCGGAGACGGTAACGGCGCACATTCCGGCGACGGTGATAGCCAAAACGTCGCCGCATATCTGTGATGGAATTTTCAGGGAGAGGGGTATGAGTGAAGCAGAAGTAGGGTTGGGATTAGTTTTGCTAGTGATGTTTCTCGCCGGCGGCATGGGTATTATGCACAACGTCTTTCGCGGCGGGCAGCGTGACGATGGCAGCTACATGGAGACGCCGCAGGAGGCTGTTGACGCCGGCACGCCGTGGGCACTGCTATCGATTGTGGCGGCGCTTGTCTGCATCCTCATTCTGCTGATTGCCGGAGGTGGTGCGCTATGATGATTGCCGCAGGATGGATTGTTTCGCTTGGCGTGGCCGTGTTCGTCGGCATGTGGATTGAACGCCGTCGTGCTGGCACCCTGCGCTATGGTCATCTGTCAGGTTCCGACTACCTGTACTTGCACGGTGGCGAGTTGACTGGCAAATGGCAACGGGTCAGGCGTGCCGATGGCAGCATCGTTGGCACATAATTTTTAATGCGTTTTCCCTATTTTCCCTATTGACAATTATCACCAAAAGAATTATACTAGGTGCATAGGGAAGAACAAACGAGATTCACAGGGAGACGACAGATGAACGCCAAGCTAATCACCAAGAACACCGCAGCAAAGTATATCGACACAGACGCAGCAATCAGCGAAGTCGTAGCGGAATGGGTAGATTACAACGGCGTGGCGACTCTGGTGGATGCAATCGAATTTCGCAACGGCAAACTGGCAAAGTCCACAACACTGTACAATCTGGTAGTAGACGGCGAGCCGACTGAGGTAGATTACGGATTCTACAACGTGGATGGCAACGTCAAACTAGAAGCACAGCACACGATGGAGTAACCAACACCGCAGGCCGAAACCGGCGAACCCGACGCCGGTCTGAGCGTAAGACGCAACACACCAACAACCGGCCAGCCGTGCAAGCCGGGGGAAGCGGCAAGAGGATTGATAATGACAACTAACGAACGTGCCAACCTGACAGATAACGCCTGGGTGCGCCGGATTGACGAATTGCGCACCGATTTGGAAAACAACTATAGCGGATATAGCACCTACGCCGAAACCGCTGAATGGATGCTGTCCGAGGATTGCGAAGCGGAATTTGATATGGATGATGCAGACTTCCTGCGCAAGGAAGCGAAACGCCAGGATAGCAAATAGCGCAACTCCCCACCCTACCAAGCGGCCAGGTCAATCGATCTGGCCGCTTTTGTTATGTAAAGTCGTCCGTCTGCGTTTCCGAAGTCTCACGGGGCGAGCCGTTCACCTTCGCCTCCTTGCGCAATGCAAACCAAAGGAAAGACCAACCGAACAAAGATGCAGCAATTGCCACGGTGCGCATGATGGGCTGCATGATTCGTGGATCGAACCAACCGGTCTGCATCGAAACCAACACCAGATAGGAGAATAGCACGGCGAACAAAAGCGCACTCAGCGCCAAACTGAGTGACTTGCCTTTGTCTCTTCCGGCACGGTAGTAGGCAAGTGCCACGCTTGCACTTGCCAACGCCAGCGAAGTAGCCAGGCTGTAGCCGATGACGCCATAAGCCGCGCAGTGAGAAAATATCCGCTATGTTCATGGTTGATGAGCCTGCCGAATCATCATTTGACCGCCGCAATGGCAAACAAGCCGCTTCCAACCAACGCCGCCACAATAAACCCGATCCAAATGATATTCCAGTTCAACGGCGTAGCCTGGCGTCCCGATTGCATGATGTGTGTAAGCGATGTAACAGCATTCGCCAACTCGCTCACACGGTCGGATAGCCGCTCTACCTTATTCTCAAGGCGTACCAGATTGAGCGCTGTTTCCTGCGTTGTGCGTCCGTCCTCAAGACTCATGTTGTCATCCAAAAGCACGTTCTGTAGCGCCGGCCTATCGCTCCCGGCCGTAAGCACCGTCGCTGTCAACTCCCGAATCAACCCGTACCGACCCGCAAACGCGACGATAGCCCGCACTTGCTCTGCCGGATCCGTCGCCGTCGTGATGGCGTCCAGCCCCGTGCCCATGCTCTGCTGCGTGATGCGTTCCAGTTGCGCCGGGTCGAAGCCGCAGGCCAGTAACAACTCGTGTAAACGTGCCGGGGTTGGTGGCATTCATGGCCGTTGCTTCGCTACTCTGCTGCCACTTCGACAGGCTCAGTGACCGGCGGCGCTATGGCTACCATGCTGCCATCTGCTTCGATGCGAATCTGCGAGCCGCCGGGCATATTCAGACGTTGCAACACTTGCCGCACGCCATCTTGCAGAATATCCTCTGCCTGTTGTCGAATGGCCATTCTGTGACGAATAGCATCCGCTTCGAGTTGCGGCACTGGCACAGGTTCGCTCATGCCTGCACCCGCTTGGCAGGGTAGTAGCTTGCCTTATACTGCGCAGCCACCACACCCTCGCCCGTTGCGCCGTCCATCCACAGTTTGAATTGCTCAAACGCCACGATCCAGGCCGTTGCCTGCGCCTGCGTAATTCCGAGCGCGGCAAAGTCCGCTTCGGTTGGCGGGTTGGCGTACCATTCCGCGGCCAGGTCGCCGCCTGTCTCGTACACTTCGCCCAGTTTCCGCATGTTCGCGGCCATGTCCTCTAGTAGTGCTTTGTTTGCCATAAATTTCCAAGCCTCCATCTCTGAATCAAACGGGATATTTTGCCCGCCTGTGTTGACGTACAATTGACCATCTTCCTGCGATTGCCAAACCATGTTCACCGTCCTAGTAGACCACACAAACCCGCTTGGGATTCGTGCCAGTCTCCGTGTAGAAATCGCCTGCGCTCAGGCCGCCCGTCACCGCCGCTGCGTTGTTGGCGTAATCGGTCAAGGGCGCGTTGATCTTCCCGCCCTTGTAGATTTTGACGCCGGTGCTGCCGCCCAAATACAGCAGGTCGGCGCTTGCGTCCAGCCACAGCATGTTCGCTTCGGTGTCGGATGCAACGCGGAAATCGTCACTGGCTGCGCCGCCGCCTGATTCGTTGATGGTCAATCCAAACGTGAAAATTGCATTTCCGTTGTTCGTGATTCTAAATCGCTCTGAATATGCAGTAGCGTCAAAAATGCGAAAACCATCATTGTCGCTTGTATCCTGCACGCCAGTGGCGAGCCAGAACTCATGTCCGCCGCTTCCAGTGTTGCTGAATCGGAATTGCGCCGCACCTGGATTATTAGAAATTAGTATTAAGTTTCCATACGTTACCCGAATCGTATTAGATAGCAGATCGATTGCGTAATCAGGATCGGTATTGATACCAAGCCTAACGAGTTTCGTATATCCGCTCGCATTCGTCGCCACGATATGCGCGTCCGCCCCGCCTGCGCTGCTGGCCGTTTTCCACGTCGGCGTGTCCTCTCCGTTCGCAACGCCAAGCACGTTGATCGCCGGAGATGCAGGCGCAACCACACCATAGCGCGCGGGCGTGCTGGCTGCACTGGCGACGATCAGATCGCCCTTTGCCGTGAGCAGGCTGTTGGGGATTGCACCCAGCGTGACTGTGCTTATCTCTTTGGCTTCAACGCGGCTTAGCCGGAGTTTGATGTTGTCCATCTCAGGCCGGGTCAGGTCCGCTTCGGAAACAAGGTTGAGCTTCATGGGTTGGCGAATTCCAAACGAACATCCACGCGCTGGTTCTGCGAGAAGGTCACGTCAACCGCGTCGATCTTGCGCACCACACTGGTATCGCCGATCTGCACCGTGACCAAATCGCCGTGCCGGTAGTGCTGCCCATAGACGTAGCCGCGGCTCGAAATGACGCTGGCGCTGACTTTTGCGGTTGCCTTCAGCTCGCCCAGCCGGGTATCGCCGACGGCTTCCATTTTCGCGGTGGTCGGTTCGGCGGATGCGTCCACAAACACTTCATACTCGTTGGTTGCGCTGCTGTTATCTCCGGTGCGCAGTGAGAATGAGCGCGTTGCGCCCTCGCCGGGACCGCCAACAATTGCCTCTGTTTTTTCACGAAGACGATCTCCAAGCATATTGGCGGCGCTGAGATTGTCAAGAGCCATGTCGAAGATCATGGTCGTGGATCGGTCCGTTCCCAGTTGCCCTAGATACTGTTTCACGAAATATTCGTGCTCATACCCGGCGGTCGTGCGCCGCACAACGTCAAAATCGAAACCGCAAATCGGAGCCAGTTCCTGCATCACATCCAGAACGTTGCGATTGCCGACCGTGTAATCGCGCACTGGGGTCCCGGCGATGGCCCCGACGTATCCGAAGAGATCATGGATGACGGTGGCCGTGCGCAATCTACCGTTGGCTACTGTAGCCTGGTCCGTGCAGTTGTACAGGACGATCTGAGTGGCGACAATGGCCAGTGACAAGCCGGAGAAATCAGAGCGACCATCGATCCCGGCTGGCCATGCCACGATGTAGCGCGATAGGATCTCCATCATGCTGGGGAAATACAGTAGATAATAGATGTTCCCGTCTGCGTCGGTGGCGATCTGTTTGTCGCGGTATAGGCCCTCGAAGTCAACCGCCCAGGTCTGGCGATAGGCATACGTCACCCGCGACGGCCCCGACGCCATATACGGGAAGGTGATATAGATATTGATGATTACATCGTCCGTAACCAGGTCAAGGATCGGGTGCCCTTCCGGCACAGTCAACACAGCCATGCCGATCCGGTTGCACTGCTTCCGGTAGGACACCTCGACCAAATCATCGTATACCGCGATGGCCTGGTTGGTGTCATCCAACACCGCAACCAGATAGCCCATCTCTTTACTTCGGGTGTTGGTCATAGTGTCAGATACCTTCTGTAGTAATACATGATGACCTTCGACGCCGCGCTCAATCCCGTCCCTGTGAAGACAAATCGGTTGCTTACCGCCGCTGTGTTGATGGATTTTGCGCCCTTGTCCGACAACACACGCAGCGTGGAGAACGCACGGATGGTCGTCAAGTCAACAAAGTTCATCTTGTTGACCAGCGTGGAAATGTTCATTACAAATTTTTCGCCCGGTCTAAAGTCGAACTGCCAGGTTTCACCAGCGGGTATATCGCCGCTCAGGGTCAACACATCGACTTGTGTCGTACTGACCAGGTGTTCAATCTGGAAATCAGTTATCGGCCCCGTGACCCGAAAAACAGGCCAGTCGTCCCAGGTATAACCAGCCATCGGCACGGCGTACTCCGCCGGCGACGTTGCCAGCGATGTGTGCTGCTCCCACATTGTCGGATTGTAGAACGACGGTTCCGGCGCCACCAGAGGCACAACCACTGCATGGCTGGCGCCCACACGGCTGGACATCGGGTAATCGATCTGCCCGTCCAGGTAACAATCAATCCGGCGAACGGAGCCATCCCGTTTGGTGATATTCAACTTCAACGGGTCATTGGTTGGCGCAAAGATGTTCGTCAGCGTGTCGCGGTATGCGTCGGCCTGGAGCGTCGTGTCGGCGTCAATGTACAGCGTCAACGTCATGCGCCGCGGTTCCAGCCGAAACCCCTTATCGATCGCGCCGTGTTGCGTTGGTGACCTCTGGAGGATGCGCCGCAAGGGCGGGATGCCAACGCCGTCCAGCGCAATGAAGCGCGCCGGTGCGCCGCCGTACAATTGATAGGTGATGCCGTCTTCGGCGATTACCTGCAAATTCGTAATGAAGTCGGTCGGTGCGCTTGACATAGGTTCACCCGTACAATCGTTGCAGTGTGTTCACTACCGAGTAGCTCTGGTCATCCAGCCCGCCGCTGCCTGCGGTCGGAATCGAGATGGCAAAGTTGTTGGTGGTGGCGCG